CCCACCCCACCCCCCCCCCTCTTTTTTATTTTCCCCCCCCCCCCTTGACCTTTTTGTATCTTTGCATATATGAGTAAAAAGGGACGAAATATTGACCTCATCAAGAAGCGTGATGATAAGCTTTACGAGCGGTTCTTGTACCACTACGACGTGTGCAAGATTCGCCTCGATGAGGTGCTTCGTATCCTTAGCGAAGAGGAGTTCTTCCTATCAGAGCAACGCATCTGGACGATTATTAAGGGTTACCAGGGCGTGCCTCGTGCAGAGCTTATGGATCGCATCAAGAAGCCCAAGGTTCGAGCAGTCAGAGGCGTGCCTACTTCACTGAAAGTCGTATCTGAGTACTCTTATAGCTTGTTCCCCGCCTCATCTGCTCGGTAACCGTACAGGTGTAGGTACTCTCGTAGACCTTTATCCCGTGGTTAAAGGTGAAGAAGGTAGACTGAGTACGCATCAATCCTCCATCGTCGAGAGGACGATATCCCTCGAGCAAGCTGTGAAGTTTGTGTCTAAGCTCCTCTCGCTCCTTAATACTAAATTCAGTGCCAGAACCTGAGTGCGTATCATCGAAGCAGTCGATGATCAGTCGCACTCGCAATGTTGCTTCTCCCTTCTGACTATCGCCCTCCAGATGTGACCAGTCTACACGGCTCGGTTCGATGAGAACGGCTGGATAGGTCAGCGGATACATCTGTCGCCCGTCGTCGTCAAGGTTCTCTAGTTGTCCATAATCTTCGTCTACCAGGATGAGTTCAGGCATCTCCCTGGCTATATGGGCGACCATGTTAGAGAGTAGATATTCCATCTTTTATTCGCTGTATGCTGTCGTTTACTTCCTTGCTTACCTTCTGTATAAGTTCTCGGCTCTCTCCGATGAACTGACGTTTCGGCATCTTAGCTCGGATCTTGATCTTCGTCTTCTTAGTGAGGGCAAGCGCCATCCATTTCTTCGCCTCCTCGGGGATAGCCTCCTTGGAGCCCCCCGTCCTCTTGCCTCTTTTGCCCGTAGAGCCACACTTGCGCCCGCTAAGCTTGTAAGCCATCGCCCAGGCGTACTTACGCATCTTGGGGGTGATGGTGGGGTTAGAGACGATTGTACCGCCCTCGTTATGGATTACGGCGTAGGGTACAGGGTTCTCGATGCTCACCTCCCCTCGACCGATATGCGCCTGGGTGCTACTCATCAAGTGATTGCGAGCGGAGGTAAGGGTCTTATAGCGGGCAGATGCCCCCATCCCTCCCCTTAGCTCTCGCTGAGACTTCTTCCAGGGGCGTAGTCCGCCGTCAAGGAAGCCCGAGTCACGGAAGTTCTGTTTGAAGTGCTGAACAGCTATTATCCCGACCTTTCGGGGAAGTCGATCATTCACTTCTCGCTCGACTTGCTCCTTAAGCTTCGTGACCAGTTGCACGAGCTTTTTGGGATCGTCGCTTGTCATATCAAAATATAGTCTTATCTTTGTGGTGCGAGGTATCCCACTCGGGAACGTCGCTCCGCCTCGCTCGTTTTACCCTCTGGGTCAAATGGGCGAGGCCTTTTTTATACCTCGTAGTGTCGCACCTTACGCTCACCTCTCAGGACGACTACGAGCTTTCTGATCTGCTTTACCTCTTGCCCTTGCTCCTTAGCGTCTGCCTCCATGATGCGGTTGTAGCTCCGTATAGAAGCTTTGATTCGAGCATCGCTGAACATCGTAGAGTCATGGAAGTATAAGCAGAGGCTGTCGGCTTGCTCCACGTCACTTCGGAGGTTATACTTCTCGAGCTGTTTGTTCTTAGCCGTTAGGGCATTGACGTAGTTATCCTTATCCATAGTGATACTGCGGATATCCATGACAACTCCATCAACAGACATATCCAAAGCGGAGAATGGTCGTCCATTCCTATCGTGCTTGCTCTCATCAAGGAAAATTACCTTATGTCCAGCATGGAAGAGCGTATCAGCGCATTCTTCTTCGAGGGCATGGGCGGTTAGCTTCTCTTCTCCGAAGTACCTTTCCTTCGTACTATTGCGCTTATGCCCGATGTGAGAAGCCTTGATCCCCCCCGTTTCTGGATCGAACTCAACATCCCTATACTCCTTATCCTTCGTCAGCTGGAGGTACTCCTCATAGCGCTCGGGGAACTTTGCCTTTGCCACCTCCCAGTCGATATAGGGGCAGTGGTAGCAGTCCTTCGTCTGTCGAGCCTGGAAGGTTCTCTCGAGGAATCCTTTCAGACCCTTCTTCTTCCCCTTGTTGAAGGGGCAGGCACTGCAGTTCGAGGGGAAGTAAGGGTGCTTATCGCTGAAGGTATGACCATGTCTGGGGTTCTCCTCCAGCCCCTGCTGAGCCTTGGGCATATTGGGCGACTTCTCCCACCCCGTAGAAGGATCATCTGTAGCCTCGAGTGAGCATTTACAATTCCATCGATTAGCAGGATGGTTGTCCTTCCAGAAGGGATCATCCATAGGGAGCGTCAGCCCTGATGCCCAGAAGGTCTCGTGTACTGCCTCTGGGGAGGGTGAGGTGGTAGGCATCCAGCGCAGGTTTGGAAGGACATCTCGATTGCGCTCAAACTCCTGCCAGTCGGATGCTTGGTGAGCTCGGAGGATAGCGGTATCATACTCGGTGCGTAGCCAAGAGCCGACCTGATGGCTTGCAATGGGAGCGATGCTCTTCTTCCAATCCTCAAAGGATCGGAGCTTGCCTTCCTCGTCAAAAAGTCGCTTCTGCATTTGACTCCCCATCGAATGGCATTTGAAGGCAGAGAAAACCTCATTCGAGTGGCGAAGCTCTCTGAGGAATGCCTGCTCATGCGTCTCGTGCCCACTGTCGATGAGTCCCTCGACGCTTGCCTCATTGATGATGCGCAAAACCTCTCGCCATGCCTGTGGCTCTATCTCCGTCGATACGTCAAACCCATCATATACCTTGCGTAGATACTCCTCAAGGATCTGTGGGCTAAACTTGACCGTGCTATCGTTGTGGATAGAGCCTGAACAGCAGGGGCAGGAACGCTCTCCGTAGTAGAGTGTATCGATTAGAAATCGCTGTCCGCCCCTCCTGGGAGAGGGGCTAGGGAGAAAAAACGGCTGAGCAGGTTACGTAGGTTCTTCTTGCCCTGGGGCGGGGTGTTGCCTTGGGTCTTCTCCTCCTTCGAGAGGTTGTCCTCATCGGTAGAGGTAGCTTCACCTCCGAGGAGTTGAGCTTGCAGGGCTTCCTTCTCCGCCTTCTTCTCGGCAAGGAGCTCGTCGTAGTTCTCGGGTTTGGGGATGCCAGAGAACTCATAGAGGTAGTCGTCGGATATGGGTAGCCCGATGGAGTTCAGCTTGAGGACAATGTCCACCTGCTGGGTAGGATGCGTCTTATCCTTCTTGGCGAAGACGAACTCACCGCCCTCGGTGTTGAACCCGAGGTTGGAGAAGATGGGGCGCATGTGGTAGTTGAGGACATCGAGGATGGTATCTCGGTCATCCTCGTTCATCTCATCTTCGACCTCCTTGTGCACCTCGCCGAGGGCTTGCGTGCCGACTTTGTTAGCGTCTGTGGTGAGCGTATTCCCCAGCACACGGATTGAGATCTTTCTATCCCAGTAGTTCGCATGGTTCTCAAAGAGTTCCCCTGTGGCGGAGGCATTCTTAGGCTCGTGCAGGACAAGGGAGCTCTCCTTGGGGTGGATGTAGACCGCCGATGAACCTTGGCGACGGGCATCCTCAATGATCTTCCTGCGGGCTTCCTGGTCTCCAGCGTCATAGGTGTACTCACGGATGGGGATACCAAAGATGTTGCAGAACTTAGCCCAGTCGCTTATACTGCCTCGCTTATAGAGGATGGCGATCATGATGTCAACAAGTGACCCTAGGTTGCGTTCGCTACCGACAAAGAGCATGTTTTCGAACCCCTCTATCGGCGTGCCCTCCTGGTCCTCTTGGTACTGCAAGAGCTGACGTGTAATCGGGTTGTAGTGCTTGCGATTGATCTGGTCCGCACGGATATTCCCCTCCTCGTCGAGGTAAAACTGCATCAGGGAGAAGCCCCAGAACTGGGCTAAGGTGATCTCCTTACGTACCTCTTTGAACCACGGAGAGCGGAGCTGTGGAGTGATTACCTCGTCAGGCTTCCCGTCTCGATGAAACTCAATGGGGATGCGGGTTACCCCACGTAGGCGCTTACTCAGGACACCCATGTAGTGGATATCCAGCTCCGAGGACTCGTAGAGGTCGTATAGTCGAGCTCGAGAGGGGTGGTCAATCTGCTTGGCTTGACGTAGGCTACTCTGGAATTTCTGTAGGTCGAAAAGGAATAGCTCAGGCATCTGCAGAACAACGTCGGGGACGTGGTATGGAGAGCCCGAGGAGGAGCCTAAGCCTCCTCCCTGCTGGATACGTTTTTGATTTCTATTCTTTGCCATCAGAGTAGGGTGGGTCTAAGGGGTTCTGCATCAATCTGCCAGGGACTGTTCGTCTTCTGGTCCTCGCTATCCAGCCGAGGAGCTCCGTGGATGGTGATCTCGCCTCGGGATACCCCCTTGAGCCATTCAACAGCCCGATCATACCGCTCCTTGCGGATGTCTGCAATCTTATAGGGGTTGTGGATGCTGAAGATGTGGTAGATGGTGATGTCGAGGGCGAACATCAGGATGAGGCTATGGCGCTCCTCCCCACGGGCGGAGAAGATAGCATCGCAATCATAGGTCTTATCCAAGTAGGAGCACATCTCCGAGATGGTTCGATCCTCGCAAATCTCAATTACCTGAGGATCGTAGTCAGGGTTGGGCTGACCTCCTGCAGAGGTCTCCCTAAGGAGGGAGGAGAGTATTTCCCGGTGGATACTTGCGTTGTAGTCCTCAGGGGTGATAAAGTTTGCCATAATTAAATACGATAGGGGTTGCCTCTGTTGATCTCGTCATATCCAATGACCTCGGGGGGGTCAAGCTCTGCACTCTTGCTCTTGATGAGGCTGATGCCCCCTTCCACGGCATCGAGTCCGTCGGCGGGGTATGGTAGGTGCATTTCGAAGAGTGTCCCTTGGTTGATTAGCTCTACCATGTGGGGGTTATCCCGCTCGCCCTCGTTGAATATGAGTTGCCCGAGTCGGTCAAGGGGCTCTAGGTTGTTCTCGATACGTACAGCCTTATCCGTCTTCTTGCGTTCATCGGGTCGGATGTGGATGTCTTCGCCTCTGCGCTTGATCTCCTCTCGGATGAGGGGCTTGAAGACCTGCTCGTAGAAGGGGTCCTGAAGCTTGTTGTTTTCGATGTAGAAGTACACCTCTGTCTTGCCTCCCACCCATTTCTTCAGGTTGAAGTACCAGCCGATGAAGTTGGCGTTGGTCTCACGTGCGAGATAGCCCTTAATGACGTAGTACTTATCCCCCAGCTTGCCTATTAGCCAGAGCGCTTTGAAGGATCCTTGCTTGGTCTTTCGGTCACTATAAGCGGGGTCGCCATAAGCGATCAGATATTTGAATCGCTTGAGGTCTGGGATTTTACCAAAGGCGAGGTTTTTGAAGACACTCCCTTCGGAAAGCGGGTTGTTAAAGTATTCCTTCTGCTGGGCAGATCGAGGGATGTTCTCCAGCGTTCGGTCAATCATCTCCTCGCTATTTTTGGCTGGCCACGTCGACCGCCCTTGCCTGTCTCGTATGTTGATGATGTCCCAGTGCTTGGCTTTTTCTCCAGCACGCTTGACACAGCAGTCCTTTGCGATGATGTTCCCGCACCAGATGATCAGGGTTGGCTCACTGATAGAGCGTGTCGGGTAGAGCGCCTCGTTAAACCAGTCCCACTTCTTCTTGAGGGTCTCGGGGTTACGGCAGTCTTCGTCGGTGTCGTAGTCGTCAGCGACGAGCACGTCGGGACGTATTGCCTCATTACGACTGCCTCGAGGAGCAGAGCCCGCCCCCAGGGCTAGAAATTTCGCCCCAGAGCGAATGGTGAAGTCTCGCTCGGTCCATTGACCAAGGTTCACCTGTTTTCCGTAGAGTTGCTTGAGGCGAGGGTTCGTCTCAAAATTGACCTTGTATGGAGTGAGTAGCCGAATGGCGCTATCCACGGTAGCGCTGGTAATGACGAAGAATCTCTTACGCCCCGTGAGGGCTAGATACATCAGCACCATCATCACGACGGTTGACTTAGCAAGCTCTCTCGACCAGGAGAGGACCTCATACCATTCGTCATGCTCAATGATGCGCTTAATCGCCTTGACCTGGAAGGGTGCGAACTCATACTTGGCGTAGCCGGGGAAGAGGTACTTACACCAGCGCACAGGATCGGCTTCGAGCTCCTTGCGAAGCTTGTCAATCTGACCAGCCGTGAGATTGTGATCAATGAGGGCATCACGGGCGAAGGACTTGTGAAACTCCTCCCACTGCCTAAGGGCTTGCTTTTCTTGCTGTGTCATCGCTTAGTGCTTGCTTGGTCTTTTATGAAGACATCCATGAGGCTGTTGAAGGCTTTGGCTTGCTCCACATCGAGGGGGCGAAGCCAAGCCAGGAAGCGCATGCAGACGCTGATGACTTCGCTGATGCCGAGATCATCTTGTATCTTTTTTATGGAGGTGGCGAGCTTGAGCATTGCATCGGCTTCGGCGGGGGTGGCGTAGCGTGCCCCCTCCTCACGACTGGTGATGGTGCGGTTAATCTCGGCTATCTGTTGTTGCCACTGAGCGATGAGCTGAGTGGGCGTTACCGAGAGTGACGCTTTAAGCTCCGCCCAGCTGTCCTCCTTCGACCAGCGAATGATGGTCTGCCGAGATACCCCCACCTTTACGGCAATTTCCTCCTGAGTATAGTTGCCGTCGAGGTAGAGTGTGCGGGCGATGCTCCGCTTATCAATCTTGCTGTCCGTCTTCTTCGCCATCCTTTTTGTCTCTGATTTGCTTGTAACGGTAGTTGTAGTCTACGCCAAAGAGAGCGCCTGAGAAGGTGGACATCTCACCAAAGGCGACTAGAATGGAGTTGTGAATCTCCCCAAGAGGCTTAACCATGAAGCCGGCAAAGAGGAGGAGGATACCACAGATAACAAGCGCCGTTGCTACCCATAGCTGTACTGTTAGTTTGTCTCGTTTTGTCATCTAATAGTGTGCGTTGATTTGCACCTCTGAGGAGGTGATCTTGATGCTCTCTACCACCTCGCCATCTAGCTCAAGAGCCTCCCTGATACGTACACGCCAGTAGAGGGGGTCGTTGTCCAGGAGCATGTCTGATATGCCTACGCCTAGCGCAGGATTTTCCTTGATCTCTCCCTTATGGGACTGGATGATGATTGCCTGATTCTGGGGGGTGATCTCCCCAAGCTGAAGCTCACCCGAGGAGATGAGGGGCTGGTAGTCGGAGTCGATAATTATACCAATCATATAAGTGCTAGCTGAGGCGGAATCCGAGGGTGATCTCTCGCTTGCCCCCTTGAGAGCCGAAGGAGGTCTTTACCGATCGCACGAAGTATGAGCCGTCCTGCTCGGGGTAATCCTCGTCGTGCAGTGTCACCGTGTCGCTGGGTTTGCATTCGGGGATGAGCCAACCTGTAATCGTGCCGTCGTAGCCGTCGTAGGTGCAACGCAGGAGTTCGGACTCCCCTCGACGGCGCATAGAGGCTTCGTCGCTGGTCGGGCATTTCACCTCGACCTTATCACCTCCTGTTGTGCCAACTTCCACCTGACGAACCTTACCGTCGGGTAAGAGCGCTTTGACGACCACTTGTATCTTCTTATCCTCGGCTCGCTTGTAGCTGAGGTCGGCTTTTTCGATGTTGACCGCAAAATCATACAGCCTCTCTTTGCCGATGACTTCCCCTGGGGGGTGCACATGCAGGGTCGTCCCGTCAAGGTAGATGTCTGCACCGCTTTCCTCTTGCACCTTCTTCAGTACGTCAAAGGCTGTGGCGTTGTGGAAGGTGAACTTATCGTAGGTCCACTCATAGCTACATACCACCTTATACTCTGTCCCAACAGTCTTGCAAAGCTTTTCGAGGAGCTTTTGAAGGGTGATCTTCTTGAAGACCTCGTTGGTGACGGGCTTACGGAAAGCGTATAGGTCATCCTCGCAGTATAAGGTGATTGAGCCCTTGTCTGTCGAGATACGCTGGAGGTATCCTATAAACTCATCTACAAGCCCTGTCTCTTCGTAGCCAAGAGCGATGCTCACCTTATCACCTCGCTTCAGCTCTTGCTCGATGGAGAGTCTCTTGTTGTACTCGCTTGCAGGAAGCGTTATGGTGGCTGTGTCCGCCAGAAGCTCTACCGACCGATGGATATCCACCTTATCAAGCATCCCCAAGGTGTGCTCCCCAACCTTGACAGAGTAAATCATCGTGTACATGCTACTTGAGTAGGAGTTTGTAAGTGTCGTCAGAGAGGCAGGAGAGGGAGTAGTTTTGGTTGCGTACCCCTGAGGTGTGGGGGATCTCCCAGCTCTCAATGACGAGCCTCGAGATGCCAAAGAGTTCTAAGAGGGGGGAGGTTGCGATAACCTCTCCCGCCTCGCAAAACTTACGCAAGCGACGTACGTCGTCCTCAGGGTAGCTGTCTGACTCGCTCATTAGTATCCCCTCGATCTTGACCGAGTAGTCGTCCAGCGTCCAGCGCTCCTTGATGGACCCTCTCGCCTTGCTCTTGGCGACTTGCCTCTTCGTGATGATGTGCTTACCCGTGATTGTAATCATAGGCTCATAGGGGAGTAGCAAGTCGGTCTCGCCTCTTTGGGGTAGGGGT